AAAGGTACGCTACTGACCCCTATTTAACGTTTCCCAACCCACTTTTAACAGTTGCTAACACTTTGTGGCACGCTTTTTGCTATGGGTCGCCCTTACCGTTTTTTAACATTTGGCGGCGCACTTTGGCACGGTTTTTGTTATGGCACAGATTTAACAAATGCTAACAGACTTTGGCATGGTTTTTGTTATGCGTGTGCGCCCGTGAAATTGTTTCACGTGGAACACTGCCGTACCGATGCACGAAATAAAATGTTTCACGTGGAACACAACACCAAGAGTTAAGAAAAGTTAAAACGAAAATAATTTGTGCGCTTATGCTTGTATGTTAGAAAAATGTTGTATCTTTGCAGTGTTCAATTAAACTATTTGAAAATATGAAAGAGTTTATACAACATTTCAGAGAGCAACCGAAAGAAGCAATTAAAGAAGTTGCAATGTGTTTAGCTATTTTCGCCGTATGTGGGGCGATGTTGTTTTTATCTGCAATCTTGCAGGGTTGCACCGTTTCAAAGGGTACAACGGTACGTGGCAAGGCAACTATCGTAACAACTGACACAACGGTAGTCAAACACAACGGCACGTTTAAATTCAAAAAGTCTATGTTTAACAATTAAAAGTTTACTACAATGGAAGAAAAAAGAAACGCATTTGACGAATTTTCGTTTGCCGCTTTGTCGGCTTTGGGTAGCCTTATGGCGTGTAATGAAGTTTGCCGCAACCAACGGGCAGTGATGAAAATAAACCGCTTTCGTGCATGGCTTATGGACTTGAAGCCGCAAGCAAACCCCGAACCGAGTTTGCCGTTTGACGGTGAACCGCAAGGACAGGCAGCCGAATAATTAACAATAAGTTAACAATTAAAAGATTACTACAATGAAAAGTTTTGCAAGTAAATTTAACAAGACAACTTTCGGGATTGACACAACCGATTTTCAGTACACCAAGTTAGCCGATATTTTCAACTCTGAAAACGAGGGCGGCAAAGATGTTGTACACAAGATTAACGGGCTTTATGTCCACAAATCACAATTAGGCGACAGCCCCGTAATTATTGACGAAGAAAACAAACGGTTGGTGAACCTACCAAGCCACACCGCCGAAACGGTACGTGAAATTCTTGCCGATGATGAGGCAGTACAAACTATCAAAGACGGCAAAGTCGGTTACACGATTTACGAGTACGAGAGTCACGGCAAGAAGTGTTATTCTATTTCGTTTGTGGACTTGTAAGAATTTGGAAAGTTATGTTTAACTTTATAGGGGTTGCAATGTTTGTAACCCCTATTTAATATAACAGCGTTATGGCAAAGTTAGGTTTTAAGATTAAATTCACAAAGTCTGTATTTGGAGCAACGCAACGGGCGAAAATCAAAAAAGAGATATTGCAGGCATTTGAAAGCAGCCCCGAATATCAAAAAGAAATTGCAAGGGTTTTCCAAATGGCAAACCGCCGAATACAGAATATAGAGCAAAGCGGACAACTTTCGCCAGCCGTGCAAGCGTTGAACAAAGGCGATATTAAGGGGTTTACCAAGTTTTCAATGAAAGGCGATTGGAACACCCTAAAAATTGAGTACGGCAAGGCGATTTCGTTTTTACGCCAGCCAACCAGTACGGCGCAAGGTGCAAGGCAGTACGGGCAACACCTGCAACGTATGTACGATTTAACGCCCGATGAGTACAATTTAATGGCAAGGAACTTGCAAGGCAAGTTAAACAGCATTTCAGATAGTGACTTTGTGGAACGGTATCTGATGCGGTACAAGGATTTCACGGGCGAAATGGAGCAAAGCGCAAGCGATATAAGCACCCAAATAGAAAGTGAAGCGCAAAGCATATCACGGGCGATTGATTCAGAGATAGAGCGGCAAGCAAATGAGGTAGCCGACCAAATGGAGGATATGCAAAACGATATAGAACGGATATTGCGCAACTTTGAAAAGTTTGGGTTATGAAAAAAATACCTTTTGAGTTACAAGAAAGAATAAACAGCCCGACCGAAATAACCGAAATACTGAAAGCCGCCGTAAATGAAAAGAACATTATCGGAAACAGCAAGGGCGAAAGGTTTTACAACGTGCCGTGCGCCTTTGATATTGAAACAACAAGTTTTTACCGTGATACGGACGGACGGGCGTACACATACGAGCAAATGCAGCGTATGCAGGACGGGAACGGGCGCAAGGCGAAATTAGAGAAAGCCGCAATAATGTACGTTTGGCAGTTTGGAATAAACGGATATACGATAATGGGGCGCACGTGGGGCGAGTTTGTCACTATGATGCAGACCGTAAGCGAGGTTTTGCAACTGAATGACAAATTACGCCTTATTGTGTATGTGCATAACCTTTCATACGAATTTCAGTTTTTGCGCAAGTGGTTTGAGTGGCAACGGGTTTTCAGTATTGATTTACGCAAACCGATATATGCAATAACAACGGGCAACATTGAGTTTAGATGTAGTTACTTGCTTTCGGGTTATTCACTTGCAAAGTTGGGTGAGCAACTTATGAAATACAAGTGTGCAAAAGCCGTGGGCGATTTGGACTACCAGCAAATAAGACATAGCGAAACGCCGCTAACTGATGCGGAAATACACTACTGCATAAACGATATTAAAGTAGTGATGTGCTACATACAAGAACGTATCGAGGAAAGCAAAGGGATAACGCACATACCGATAACAAAGACGGGGTTTGTGCGCAAGTATTGCCGTGCGCATTGTTTGCGTGAAAAAAGCGATGCAGGAAAGACCGTACCAAATTGGGATTACGTAAACTTGATGCAGGAACTACAAATTACGGGTATGAATGAATTTAATATGCTGCAACGTGCGTTTGCAGGCGGTTTTACACACGCAAACGCCGAATATACAGATGAAATAATGTATAACGTGGATAGTTACGACTTTACAAGCAGTTACCCGTATGTAATGATAGCGGAAAAATACCCGATGTCGCAAGGCGTTGCAATCACGGTTAAGAGCATGGCACAATTTGAGTTTTTAATATCAAAATATTGTAGCGTGTTCGATATTGAGTTTACCAACATATTTGCCAGCGAAACGCAAGACAACCCGATTTCGGCAAGCAAATGTTTCGTGAAAGAAAACCCGTGCGAAAATAACGGGCGTATCGTGGCGGCTTCAAAAATTGCGCTGACAATTACGGACGTGGACTATAATATAATCAAAAACTTTTATTCATGGGAAAGTATGCGAGTGGGTGAAATGTATTGTTACAAGAAAGAGTATTTGCCGACCCCGTTTGTAAAATCTATCCTACATTTGTACGAAAGCAAGACGAAATTAAAAGGCGTTGAGGGCAAAGAAGTGGAGTACCTAAACAGCAAGGAAATGTTAAACAGTTGTTACGGTATGAGCGTAACAAACCCGTTGCGTGATGAATTTACATATAACGGTGAATGGGATATTAACGCAATGACAGCCGAACAAAAGCAGGAACTATTATACAAGTACAACACGAGCAAAAACCGTTTCTTGTTTTATCCGTGGGGTATTTTCGTAACCGCATACGCACGGCGCAACCTTTTCACGGGCATACACGAAGCAAAAGACGATTACATTTACAGCGACACCGACAGCATTAAAATAATGAACGGCAAGGCGCACGAAGCATATTTCAAGGCTTATAATATGCAGGTGCAAATGAAATTGCGTGCCGCCTGCAAGTACCACGGTTTGCCGTTTTCGCTTTGCGAGCCGCAAACGATAAAAGGCATAACAAAGACTTTGGGAGTTTGGGATTTTGAAGGTACATATACACGGTTTAAGACGCTGGGAGCTAAACGGTATATGGTGCAAGAACCGAACGCACTAAAAGCAAACGGACGGGCATACGATTTTAGTTTAACCGTTTCGGGCGTGAACAAAAAAGCCGCAATTCCCTACCTTATTGAAAAGTACGGGGAAAACGGGATATTTGACGCTTTCACTAATTATATGGATATACCGCCAGCGGCAACGGGCAAAAACATACATACGTACATTGATTACGAGATACAAGGCGAGATCACCGACTACAAAGGCAGCACGGCGCACTACAACGAACGCACGGGCGTACATTTAGAGCCAACGGGTTACAGCCTTTCCCTTTCGGTTATGTACATAAACTATTTGAGAGGTATTAAATTTAAGGACTAAAAATAAACGATTATGACAACAAGAAAGACAAAGACAGACAAGCCGAAATTTTACGACTTGAAAGCGATTTTAAGCAAGAACGCCGACTATAATGTTATATTTGGCGAACGGTCAAACGGCAAGACTTATGCAGCCTTAAAATATGGTTTGGAAAACTATATCAAGACGGGCAAGCAAATGGCTTATATACGCCGTTGGCGTGAGGATTTGAGGGGCAAACGTGCCGAAAGTCTGTTTGCAAACCACGTGGCAAACGGGCTTATTGAGGAACTGACAGAGGGCAAATTTAACGAAGTGTTTTATATGTCTAACAAGTGGTTTTTGTCGTACTACGATGCAGAGAAAAACAAGCGTACACCCGACCCGACCCCGTTTTGTTACGGGTTTTGCCTTTCAGAGCAGGAACACGAAAAAAGCAGCAGTTACCCGAATGTCACGACGATTGTGTTTGATGAGTTTTTGACACGGCAGTATTATTTGCCCGATGAGTTTATGTTGTTCATGAACCTTTTGAGTACGATAATACGCCAACGCAACGATGTGAAGGTTTTTATGCTGGGGAACACGGTAAACAAGTTTTGCCCGTACTTTACGGAAATGGGTTTGAAGCAAGTGCCGTTTATGGAGCAGGGAACGATAGATATATACCGCTTTGGTGAACACGGCGCAATAGTGGCGGTTGAGTATTGCAGCACGATAGTACAACACAAAGCCAGCAACAAGTATTTTTGTTTCGATAACCAAAACTTGCAGATGATTACGGGCGGTAAGTGGGAACTTGCAGTATATCCGCATTTGCCTTGCAAGTACAAGCCGCAAGACGTGTTGTTTGTGTACTATATCAAGTTTAACGATGTTGTTTTGCAAGGTAACATTATTCAAGTAGGCAACGAATGTTTCACGTACATACACGCCAAAACAACCCCGATAAAAGATGAGGAAAACAGCCTTATTTATTCGCTGGAGATGAACGGCAAACCGAACTACAAACGCAAGTTGTTGAGTACGGCAAGTTATGTTGAACAGCAAGTCGCACGGTTTTTCGCAATAGACAAAGTTTTCTACCAAGATAACGAAATAGGTGAAATAGTACGAAATTATTTAATTACGAGCGCAAAGACAAACATAGTTTCGTTGAAATGAAAATAACGGGCGGTTTGGTGCAAATTTCGTGCCGAACCGACCGTTTTACGAAATAAATGCATATCTTTGCAAGTAGTAACTAAATTATAACGATATGGACGCAAATACTATTATTCAAATCATTTCAAGTTTGGGTTTTCCGATTGTGATGTGTGGCGCGTTGTTTTGGTATATGGTGAAACAAAGGCAGACGCACCAAGAAGAAACGGAACACCTAAAAGATACGATTGCGGAAAATACGAAAGTATTAGCCGAACTTACAACACTAATTAAAGTTTTGACCGATGAGAAAGAAAGATAACATTTACAAGTTGTACCAAGTGCAAATACGTGACAAAGACACCGCCGTAACCGAATTTATTGCGAACACGTTGGCGAAAACTCAAAGTATGTTTGAGTATGAGGGTTTGCCCGACAGCATACCGCAAAAGGAATTGGAGCGTCTTTTACAGACCACGGGCAACGCCTTTGTTACCAGCGTGGACGGGGTTTTGTATGCGCTTTCGGGCGGCAAAGGCGGCGAACCCGATGTTTACGGACGGGCAACGCTTTACACCGTGGCGAACCCTGCAATAAAGTTAAACAAAACCTACGATATACAGAAAGACGGGGTTTTGATTGAGAATGACAGCAACGGCGAAAGCCTTTTGCCGCTTATTGGGCGTTATGCCGTTTTGCATACTGACGGGCTTATTTCGTTGAACACGGCAAGCATTTTGACCCGAATTACAATGCTTATAAGTGCCAGCGATGACAAGACGAAACAAAGTGCCGATGAGTTTTTGCGCAAGATACAAGACGGCGAGTTTTCAATTATCGGGGAAAACGCTTTTTTCAAGGGCGTAACTATGCAGACCGCACCGACCACAAACAGCGTGTATATTACGCAACTTATTGAACTGATACAATACTACAAAGCGAGTATGTACAACGAGTTGGGGTTAAATGCCAACTACAATATGAAGCGTGAACGGCTCAATTTGGGCGAGGTATCTATGAATGTAGATGTACTTTTGCCGTATGTGGATAATATGCTAAAAGAAAGACAAAATGCAGTTGAGAAAATTAACGAAATGTTCGACACCGAAATTTCGGTTAAACTTGCTTCAAGTTGGGGTTTGGAAAGAGATAATTACAACGCTTTGGCGGCTGATTCGGAAACGGCAAAGGAAAACCCCGACCCGACAGAAGAACCCGACCCGACAGAGGAAAGCACCGAAACAACGGGAACGGACGGAAACGGAACGGAAACAGACGGGAACGATACCGAAACAGAGGAAACAGAAGAAACGAAAGAAACGGAAACGGAAACGGACGGTAAAGATACCGAAACAGAGGAAACAGAAGAAAACAAAGATAAACAATGAAATACAGCGAACTATTTACAAAGGGTAACGGGATATTC